GAGCACCGACGGTGTCTCATCTGTGTCATTGAATGCACGAACGAGAACGTCAAATGTCCCGTAAGGATCTTGCGGGTCTGACGACCTACGCATGTTTGCAATTGAGATCTTGAACTGGTTGTTTGCTGATGATCCGTCAGCGATGGTCTCAAAATGGAATAGATCGTACTCAACACCTGCGTAGGGTTGCGATATAAATGCCGTTGTCCGTGCAGGTCTGTATCTTGTGTCATACCTGCCAAATGCATCCAAGAATGAGAGCGAGCTTAGACCTGAAGTGTTGGAAGTGTTTGCTGATCCTGACAGGAGACCGACTGAGTCGTTGTCTCCCGAGACTGTTGCAAGTGCATCTTCGACAGGAAAGTCCAAGTATAGAAGGTGCTGGTGTGTCTGGAATAGCTCAGGAGAGGTATTCAGGACATTGCTGATGTAGTTTGAGGAGTTGGGATCAAGTGATGCCGTGTAGATCTTGATACCGGTGTATCCGTCGGCTGTTCCAAATCCCTGTGCCGAGGAAGAAATAACGAGCTTGAATGACCGATAGTTAATCTGTGTTGAGTCTGTCTGGATCTTTGCAGAGTCATTAGACACATTGCTTGGTGAATATGTCTGGTCGAAGTCGAGTATCTGACCCCTTGTTCCCGTTGGGAAGAAGAGGACGCCTCTTACGAGGTTGGCAGTCCCGTCTGATCCTGCTGAGATTGAAAAGCTGTCATTGTCAAAGAAGACTGGATAGGACTCGTCGACCGAGGCTGTGACCACGTGTTTCGCAACGATGAGTTGGACAGCTCCCTGTGCTCGTGGGTCAACAGCAGGAGCCGATCCCTTGATCACGAAACCTGCACCCTTGACAGTTCCTTGAGCCTGTGTTGCTGAGATGTCGGTGCTTGTCGAATTAGCGCCAGCGCCGAGCGTCCTTAAGAACGTGAGCGCACTTCCATTTCTAAAAAATTCTTGCCCTGCATAATAAGAGTTATTTCTCTCATCATCCGATCCGAAGAACCTGTCTCTGAATTGGGATAATGATGTCACAGTCACGGGTACGAAAGCAGGTCCGATCGGTGTCGGACCAATGACGCCGGCAGGTGTTGCTGTGACCTCGCCGGGTGTCGTTATTGATAGATCAATCTCGCTTTCGAAAAAACCGGGAGAGCGATAGGTTACTTCGGCCATTTTTTCTCCACTCACACTTCGGTTATAAATATCCCATCACTTTGAAGAAATCTCAAATCTTCTCATCCTCATTGAATGTGACCTTCCTAGCAGGAATTACTTGCTCTCCGGCTCTAACATCTGTATATATGATGGTCTGGTACTCACTTCGCCGACCTGGGTTGACGAGTGCTTTGACTCGATCCTCGCCACGTTTAAGATGCTTCATTCCGTCTTCATCAAGGTGTTCGACATCTGACAATATGAATCTGTTCAACTTTGCATCCGCACCTGGCTCAACAGGCGGCTCTGCAATCTGAGTCTTAGCATCATAGATTCCAAAGACAACCTCAGGAGCCGATTGGAACTTCCTAAAGGGTGTTCCGAGGCCTGGGTGTCTTGGCGCGAGGATATACGCAGGAACCTTGATGTCAAAACTGTACTTTATAATCCTCTCGTCGTCCGTGTAATTGTCGAAGTTATCATTATTTGAGAAGGGACCTTGCACAAACGCGGTGAACTTGTAACCCTTGTTCGTTGTAATTTGGAATTCGTGTCCTTGACCGTCAAACTTCATCATCAGCGTTTCAAGTATCTGATTCATCTGCTGCATGTACTGCGTCCAGAAGACAACATTGTACGTTAAACCTACAAACTGTGGGTACGGGATTGTGATAACTTCAAATATGTTGCGCCCCAAATTGTCACGATCAAATGGCGTCTCCATACGACCCGACCCGAATGCTATACCGGGCCCCGTCCTCCTCGAGGTCACAGTACCAGGCATGGTTGACTTACCAGGTGAGGAGCTCGTGTCAATGAAATGTGATCTAGCAGTCACATTGTCCTGATTCTTGATTGAAAGCTTGTTGATGATGTTCTGATATTGCCTATCAGAAGAATCAAGTCGTTTCCTGATGACGTAGTCAGCAGGCTGTCTAAAAGAGATTGCAGTTCCCCCAACCTCAGACTCAGTCTTGTGACCGATTCCTGTTCGCTTGATTGCAATGAGTGGCAATATCAAAGCATTATTGTTATCTCTGATAGGCTTGATGCGCTTGGTCAGGGCGAAACGTTCTCCTGCTGCAAAGACCACAGGCACCTTGGTCGTCTGCTCATTGACCTTGATCTCAAATGCTAGGCGCTTATCAAACAGCTCAAAGAGTGCCCTATCAACATCTTCGATGCCGCAGGGTGGAATATTGAAGTCTTCAGGTACATTAAAACCTTCGTAGCCTTTCTTTAACTGTTGTTTCTCAGGCATGTTTAACTCTCATCGTAGAATGCAGAGCCGACGCTTTGAGGATCTCCGCTCGGAGAGACTTCCGCGGGGCCTGTGATAGGCGCATCAAGGACTCCTTTCTTTTGCAGTTCTCTGACATCTCCCGTAACACCGAGTTTGTTCTCTGCAAATCCTCGTTGCTGAACGTATGTTGTCTGCACAGCATCTGGGTCGCTGTACTCTTCTGACGTCGGCCCAAAGACTTTTGAAAGGAATTGGCCTTTTCTTGACTGCTTGCCCGTTATGGTGATGTATGACTTGTGCTCGATCTGGCCGAAAATAACGTCTGTTCGAGGCGCCTTAATGACTTCGAAGAATGTAGTACCGTATGAGAAGAAGTCTCCTTCGCTCACGGAAATTCCCTTATCTAGTAGGTCTCTGAACTGCAAGTAGCACTCGATTGAGTAGTATTCTTCTGAACCAAACCTGTTAGTGCGAACGTCCTGTGGCGAGTACTTGACCAACGCATCAATCTCAATAGGATTCTCAAAGATCTTGTCCGGTGACTCCTCATAGACGTCGTGGACCTGTGACTTGATGTTGCTAATGGAGAAGTAGTATATCTTCTGTCCAACGACATCTTTGACAAGCTCTTTAGCAAGGTCATTGATGAGATTTATCTCACGTTCCGTTAAAAATAGCCTGCCCATATGTCACCTACCCAGTTGTGATCGCCATACCATTGGGTATGGGTATCTTAAGCAATTGTTTTGTCAGATTCTCTGATCTTGTTGCAGCGTTCTCGATAAGCTTGTCATACGTCAGTGTCTCAAGCATCTCTTTTAATTTTGCAACAAGCTCCTTCTTGTCTTCTCTGCCCTTACCGACGAGATCTCCGCCGTTTAGAGTGACAGTTCCACCGGGTATTGGCACAGTAGTGAACTTGTTCCTGATCATTCCCAGCTGTTCCATGCTGAGTGCGAGCGTGTACTGCCTTATCCATTGCAAGCCCATGCTATTTATTCTCTCGTAACGCAAGTTTCCGAATGGCACGTTTGCAAGATTGTTCACGCCAAATATTGTCTGGTCTGTGTAACTTGGATTTATCGGATTTTGCCAGTACTTGACTCTCACGAACAGCTTTTTTGGGTTTGCTGAGATTGTGGTTGGTGTCGGAAAGATTCTGATTTTTGTACCGATCACCTTGTAGGAGTAGTTTGACCTTCTAACTCTATTTGAAAGATCAAGCTGACCGGCGCGGAGGATGTCCTCAAAGACCGGAAGGACGTAAAAGATGGTCTCAGGTGTGAAAGACTCAAATGAGAATTCATTATTCAAGTAGTTGACCGCAGATGTCGTATCAAAGAACCTATATGCCGCCTGTGGATTGAAGTGGAAAACTTCCATAATGCGCATCTTAGACATAGGACCGGCGTTTGACCCCGTCTGGTACATGACCGTTCCATCAGCATTCTTAAGTTCAGTGTAGAGATCGTAATCTTGCCTACCGGGTTCTAGCTCGATCGATCCTGAGAACATGTTGTAGGAACCACCGATTCCTGCCTCTGATGCATAGGGGTCGGCGAACCTTGCAAGGTATTCTAGGCTCTCTCGTGGAAAAGCAGCCTCAAGACCCGACTGCGAGCCTGTCGAATAGCCAAGGTAGGTCAAGAGTGTTGACTTTGCCTGGTACTGATTGAGAATGTTGCTGTATTCAAAGCAAGACTCTTCCATGTTGGCCCAAATCTGTTTCTTTGTGAGCTCAACAGACAGGATATCATCTCCTAATTTTCTCTTGACAAATACGATCATCTTATCAGCATCTGTCTGGAACGATGTGTCAGCGTCAAAAGCTCCAAAGGGCGTCGGGCTTGTTGTCTGCGCAAAAGTTGACATATTACCACCTAGCCATAAATATCACAGCATTGTTGAACACGCTAAGATAGAAATCAACTCTTGCTTTTAGAGATCTCTATGGCAGCCAACTGCCTCTTGGCTGATTTTTCTGAGTCGTGAGTTCCGAGACGTTTTCCACCCTTCTTGGGATAGACGACCCACTTTTTTCCGATTTTTCTAATTGTCTCTTGTATGAGAAGACGCAATATTTTCATGATTACACCACGTCTAAGTATCAACGCACACGTTGAACAAACGTGTGCGTTGAATAATCTAAGACTCGCTAATTATGCGGGTAATGTGATTGACATAGAACCTGACATTGCAGCGATTAGATAGGCTCTACCATCGCTGACAAGTGCAACTGACTCGCCCTCGGCGACTCCTGGGAATGTAAGCTTTGTTCCTTCGCGGACGGGACCACCGACCCGACCTGCGAATATGTTAAGAGCACCGAATCCTGCAGATCCCGTGAGGATGTGCTGCTTATTCGATATACCCCTAACGATGATTGTGCCACCTGGGATCGTGTTAGGATTTGGAACGTATGTTGTCAGTGCTGAGGTGCCTGAAACTGTGTACACGCCGGGCTTGCTAATATTCGACTCGTCAGTCGTGATTGCTTGGACTGGTGAGAAAGGCAGCTCGCTAAACTGTATT